ACAGGTTTAGTCCAAAGGACCCTGTTTCGGTTGACCTGTTTACACGTCCCTCAACGCATGCCGCGTTGGGGTACCCCCGGTCCATGGGCGGACACCACACAGGTGTACTCGACTTAATGTGGATAGGGGCCGAGGTCATTCGTGATCGTCGAGGTGACGGCCGAGAAGCCCTTATGGCCACTCAAGAGTGGGAAAAGGACGGCCAAGTTCCTCTTGACCAACGACAGACATGGCAGGGACAGGAAACCCGAAAAGAGGGTATGTTCCGTTTGCCATTGTACAACGTCATGCGTGCTCGGTTTGACCCGAGTACGACATTTAGACTGAAGGACACTGTCTGGTTGGGACGATTACTGGAAACCGCAGAGCTGTCTGCTCTGGAGAGGTACCAGGAATGGCTTTGGGCAGGGGTAGAATACACACTGGATCGTGTGGACGTACTTCCCGTATTACCGGTTTATGCTCCGGAAAAGGGAATGAAGGTACGTTATCCTACCTGTGCACTGACTGCTGCTAACTTAGTTCAGCAGGTTCTTCGTAGATCAGCGGATTCATACTTCATGAATGATCCTCGCTGTCGGGCTGCCCTAAGGGGTGAGCCCATGAGTCTCAAGGGATTGAGCGGAGATTGGTATTCTCAGGACGCAACTGCGGCCACCGATTACCATCCGTTTTGGCTCACCCAGACTTTCTACGAAGAGGTCGTGGATCGCGATCCAAGACTCTCCAAATACAGAAGGTTCCTACCAAAACTTTTTGGAAGGAAGTATCTGATCGATGGAGATGTCGACCCTGTATCTCTCGCTTCGCCCCTGACACCGTCAGGAGCTTCACAAGCGGGATATGGGTCAATGGACCACGATTCTGTGGAAGCCCTTCGCGCCTCGGAAGAGGAGAAGGACTTTGAGCTTCTCGCCAAGATCAAGGATCATAACCTCGCAATGGTGCGCGTTCTCCAACGTGCTCCGCGAGGTCCTCCTGACTGGCGGGACTTGCCAAGGAAAGAGGCCCAAGAGGAAATGGGAATACTCGACATTTGGGACGAATGGCTCCAGATGCTCTCACCGAGAGCAGGAACCAGTCCTACGTCGATCCCTCCTCGGGACTTTTTCTTCGGGCTCGAAGACCTTTTCTTCGGAGAAGCAAAGGACAAGTCAATGCGTGACAAACATCTTGGTCAGGCAGTACCTGGGGTCTATACGACAACAGGTCAGATGATGGGGGATCCCACCTCATTTCCTGTGATGTTCCTTGTCAGCATCTTTTCTGCCACCAAGTCTTTTGAGGCATACCCTCCTTCACAGAAGGAGCTCAGGGAGCGCAAACGTGCGCATATTCCCGGCCTTAAGACTGGTGACCACCGTGCCGTTTATTGTGGTGACGATGCGCTGTTTGCGCAGATGACCATCCCACGGCGGAAGGTGTATGACGGTAACTTCGTCAAGCTTGGGGGGCGCTTGTCCATACCCAAGTCGTATTATCATCCCGAAAAGGGGCTATTCACAGAACAGCCTTACAAACGGGGTGAACCATTGCCCTTTACATCGATTTCGATTTGGGCAGCTCCACCTGGGGGCTCCAAGGGATCCATTCATTGGTTCAATCAACCCGTGACCGCAGCCGACCGGCTACGGACTGTCGGGAGGAACCGAAAACATGGTCTCTGGGCCTATTCCCCGTACGTCCATACTTGGAAGTTGGCGTACAAGATGGGGATTCCAGTTGGGGCAACGATCGCGGAAGGGGGCCTTGGCTTGCCAAAGGTCCACCTATATCCGAAGGACAATGTCTTCAGGACATTCCGTAGAGATACTCAATCCACAGAGAAGTGGTTGGGCTATCTAGGAAATTTGTCGATATCGGATATCGCGGTCGGAACGGGACTGGCTCTGCTTCCCGTCCCCACAAATGAGGTGGGGGCGCCCACCCTAATGAACATAGGGAGGACATGGGTGAGAAGCCAGTTAGAGGCTGTCGAACAGCGCGTTCGAGACTTTAACGATCAACACGATCGCACCGGATGGGCCCCAATAACCTACACTGTAGGTCGGGGTGCCCGTGCCCGGGAAGTCACGAAGGTGCCAAAGCGGCGACCTCTTCCCATGACGAGAGAAATCCTCATAGAGAGGGAGGGTACATCTGTGGAAACTGTTCCACTTCTTGATGTGCCTTTAAAGGTCTCGTCAGCCAATCTTTCGTGGGATTTGTACTTTAGGTACCTGCCCCCGCCGGTTAAGACACCGTCCGTTCGCCATTTGTCCAGAAAGTTGGACTGGCACATACGGAATGCACCACTTATCCATGTGGATAGTGTGGGTCGGTCTTATCGTACGGTTCACCGGAAGATTGAAGACATGAGGGCCACTCGCGTGGATCCCCAATATGTACCCAAGGACGATAACGTGCGGTCTTTCGGTTTGGAGAATTCTCCTGTCCGAAAGCGGAGAGGTTATCGTTCGACTCTGCTGAACTGAGTTCAGACAGCGCCTGGGTATCGGCGCTATAAAAATAACACCAAGTGCCCCAGCTGAAATGCTGGTGGGGCCTCCGTGGAGAGCTGCTAGTACACCTGTGGAGCGCAGCTCGC